CAATCTGAAAAGGGTGACAATGATTACAATGTAATTGAGCTTAAATGGTATCAAGACCCTAGATACAATAAAGATTTACAGTGGTTAAAAGCTGATGAAATTGTTACTGAAGCTGAATTCACTTTAGATTCATATGAAGAAATGTCTAAGAAAGGTTATAAACCTACCTCTACTTGGTATCGTGATATGTGTAAGGGGATGAACAATGATAAGAAAAAAATTGCACAAGAGCTTGATGTATCATTCCTAGGTTCTGGGGGTAACGTAATAGATGATGAGTATATCAATATGCACGATACTCAGAATGTTGAAAAACCTAAATATATTGATGATACATATTATGATGGTAATAGTGGTTTAGTTTGGATTTGGAATGAACCAGAAACTGACCATCAATACATATTAGCAGCTGATGTTGCTCGTGGTGATGGGGCTGACTTTTCATGTTTTCAGATTATTGATTTTACAACAATGGAACAAGTTGCTGAATTTCAAGGTAAAATACCACCAGATACATTTGCTGAAATACTTAACGTTTATGGTACTAAGTATAGTGCTTATTTGGTAGTTGATAATGTTGGTGTTGGTAATACTACAGTTTCTAAACTTGTAGAATTAAAATACCCTAACCTACATTACGATTCAATTAAAACTGAAAATGGTAAAAAAGTAGCTGGATTCAATATCAATGGTGTTAGACTTCAATTAATATCACACTTGGAAATTTCAGTTAGGACTAACACTATAAAGATTAAATCTAAGCGTGTTATAAATGAAATGAAGACATTTATCTATAAAAATGGTAGACCTGACCATATGGAAGGGTATCATGATGATTGTTTACTATCATTAGGTATGGGATTATGGATATTAGAGTCATCATTTAAGAAATTAAAAAAACTTGAGAAGCAAACTAAAGCGATATTATCTGCTTGGCAAGTTGGTAGTTCTAATAAAGCCACTGATGATACATATAAAACAGGATTTGTATCTAAAAATAATAGGAATAAAACAAACACTGGTAAACCAAATTTTAACCCTCAAGTTGCAAAGAATATGCAAGACCCAAAGGGTGAATATTTATGGTTATTCAGTGGTTTAAAATAAATATATAAAAAAGATGTCTAGAGTTAGGGAAAGAAAGTGTTTTGTTAGAAATACCAATGTTGGTAAAAATGTAACCCAACTATACGTTTGGTGTCCAGAGGATGGTATCGATAAACAATCTTCAAGTAATCTAGGTAAGAATATTGGACCTAAAGTATTTTGTAACGCTAAAAAGGGTTCACAAGGTATTGATAATATAACTGGGTATGTATATAACTTAGTTGTTGTGAATGGTATATTACAACATTTAGCTTATGTAGAGTGTGATTATGTACAATAAGTATTTAGTTTAAATCTTATTTTATTATAATTAAGTAAATAAAAGAATTATGGCAAAAAGAACAGTATTTCAAAGATTAAATTCAATGTTTGGACCAGAAGGTGTAAGACCAGAGGCTCAAACGCAATCAAATAAATATTCAATCAATAATGATGTTTTAATTAAAACACAATCAAAAGAAGAATTTGATGCTGTTAAATTACAAGGTCAACAAAATAAATATTTAAGAAATGTTTGGAGAAAAGTTGATGGTGAATTATTTCAACAATCAATTCATTATGAAACAACAAGGATTGGTTCATATACTGATTTTGAGAGTATGGAATTTTACCCAGAAATTGCAGCATCATTAGATATCTTCATGGAAGAGTCAACAACTGTAAATGATAAAGGTAAAATATTAAATGTTTATTCAGATAGTAATAGGATTAAAGGTGTATTAGAAGATTTATTTTTCAATAGATTAGATATTCACGTATCATTACCTATGTGGACTAGAAATACATGTAAATATGGTGATAATTTTGTATTGTTAAATATAGATGACAAATATGGTGTAACTAGTGCAAGACAATTACCTAATTTTGAACTTGAAAGAAGAGAAGGTGATATTATTGAAGCGATGATTAGTGGTAGAAACCGAATTAACGTTGAAGATACAAAGGATACTTCTGGTAAGATTAAATTTTTCTGGAGAGGTAGAGATATTGAATTCAATTCATGGCAAATTGCACACTTTAGATTATTAGGTGATGATAGAAGATTACCTTATGGTACATCTATGTTAGAGAAAGCTAGAAGAATCTGGAAGCAACTACAATTATCTGAAGATGCGATGCTTGTTTATCGTGTAACAAGAGCACCAGAAAGAAGAGTATATAAGATATTTGTTGGTAATATTGATGAAGAAGATGTACCAGCATACGTTGATGAAATTGCTAATAGATTTAAAAGAACTCCAATTGTTGACCCACAAACAGGTCAAGTGGATTTAAGATACAATACATTAGCAAATGACCAAGATTACTTTATTCCTGTTAGGGATGAGAATGCACCAAATCCAATTGATACATTGGCTGGGGCTGCAAACTTAGACCAAATTGCGGATATTCAATATTTACAAAGAAAATTATTTACAGCATTAAGAGTTCCTAAACAATTCTTGAATTTTGATGAAGCACAAGGTGAAGGTAAAAACTTATCATTACAAGATGTTAGATTTTCAAGAACAATTAATAGAATTCAACAAGCAATGTTGGCTGAATTAAATAAAATTGCAATCATACATTTATATCTTTTAGGATTTGAGGATGATTTAGATAATTTTACACTTACACTTAATAACCCATCAACACAAGCTGAAATGCTTAAACTTGAGCAATTGCAGTTAAAGATGACATTATACAAAGACTCAGTATCTGATGCTGGTAATGGATTTGCACCAATGTCTATGACAAGAGCTCACAGAGAGATATTAGGTTGGAGTGATGATGAAATTAAACAAGATTTACTTGAACAAAGAATAGAGAAAGCCGCAGCTGCTGAACTTGAAAATACCACTCAAGTTATTAAACATACAGGTATGTTTGATAAAGTTGATTCAGTATATGGTGATATGGATGCAGCATTATCTGGTGGTGAAGGTACTGAAGGTGGTGAGGAAGCTGAAGGTGGTGCACCCACTGGTGGTGGTGGAGGTGGCTTCGGTGGCGGAGCACTTGAATTTGGTGGTGAAGAAGGTGGTGAAGAAGAAGGTGGTGAAGAAGCTACAGCAGAAGGTGGTGAGGCACCAGCCGAAGCGCCAGCAGAAGCACCAGCAGAAGCACCAGGAGAAGCAATACCTGAATCGATTAAAAAGAAAGGTAGATTAATTATAGAAAATGATAATAAAGGTAAAATCAAACCTGTAAATAAAGTACAAAATGATGGGCTTTTCAAGAGTTTAGTTGAGTCAGTTAGTAAGGTTGATGATGATATCATATTAAACGAAAGAGTTAAAGTTTATGATAAAAGTTTAAAAATAAACGAAGATATAAATAATGTAATTAAAGACATTGATAGAATGTTAGGTGAATAAGACTTTTTAAACAATTTTATCATATTTATAAATAAAAAGGATTATGAATAATTTTGGTACGATAAAATCAACATACAATATTCTATTAGCTGAAAGTATCTCTAAAAAAACTAGTGATGGTAAAGTTGCATTTAAGAATTATATTAGAACAATAAAAGAAAACAAAGCATTAAGAACTCAATTTGACGTATATTATTCTATTGAAAATAAAGTTGAATCTGATAAATTTAAAGCTTCAGAATATGTTAATGAATGCATTTCATTATTAGATATATTTTCAAAAAAAGAAATTAAAGATGTTAATTTTAAACTAACTGAAAATAAAATGTTTGATACTGTTGAAATTAAGTTGGATGATGCTAAGGTAAAATTATACGAAGATATTAATACTTTAATATTCACTAAAAAATCACCAACTAATATCGATAAAATTGTTGATGCAAAAAGTGGTATTGTTGATTATATATTAAATAATAAAAAAATAGAAGTTAACGAATGGAATGGTTTACCTAATAGTGTTATTTCAGAAATCGCAGTTGGTAAATTTAATGAACAATATGCTGACTTAAGTGAATCAGAAATGAAGGCTATTTCAGTTATTATGGGTGTTAATGAATTGGATAAAGAAGAATTGTATAAATCATCAATAAAGGAATGTTTAAATATCATTAATAATACATTAACAGAATCATCTAGTGATATTAAAGAAAAACTATTAGCAACTAAAGAAAATCTTTTAAATAGAAATTATAACAAAGAAACTTTTATTTCAGATATCTCAAAAATAATAGAATTAAAAAACAATTTAACACAAGATTAAAAATGGAAATGAATTCACTAGTTCAGATATTTGGTAGTGCTGGGGTCACATTTTATGTTATGTGGCTTTGGCTTCAAAGTATTCAACTTGAAAAAAAGGGAATAATTAATAAATTAGAACTTGAACAAGAAAATCGAATAAAGGAGTTAAGAGAGATGTTACCGTTGTTAAATGATGCATCTAAAGGTTTACAGGATGCGATTAAAGCAAATACTGATAATAATAAAGAAGTGATTGAAACCATAATAAAACATATTGATGATAAGATAGATATAATATCATCAAAATGTAATAATAAAGATATTAAATAGTGTTATAATTATGAATAATCAGTTACAGCTTACAGTCGCAAAATTAGAATTAAAACAATTAGAATTGGTTGAAAAATTATCAGAAAGACATAATGATTATGTTATTAGACTAATACAATCATCCATTACTGATAAATTTATTGCCGTAAATGGTGATTGGGAACTTTTAACAGGTATTATGGAAACTAATTGTATTGGTAAAGGTTGGGAGAATATAATACCTAAAAACGAAGTACAATCAGTTATTAAACATATTAATACAATTAAAAAAGATACACAGTATTTTGATGGTTTTAGTTCAACTTTATACAAAAGAGATGGTGATTTAATATCTGTATCCTGGAAGGGTAAATATTTCCCAGAAATTAATGGTTTAGTCTTTATTGGTAGGGTTACTAGAGGTTGACTTATTGAATTATTTTAAGTATACTTATTAAAAATTTAAAGTATGCTTAAAACAGGAAAACAAATGAAACTAGACTTATTTAAAAATTATAAAATAACCACAGGAACAATAGATAATAAAACCCAAAAGCAATGTATATAACCATTTCTGCTTGGGGTAAACCAAATATTGATGGTGAAATTAATTATTCTGATGTAATCAGAAAACTAAACAAACAAATAAAATCAAAACTATTTGATAATCTAAATCAAACATTATTTGAACCAAGTAGGTCAATTGTAGATTTAGATATGCGAAATTCTGGGATATCTTTTGACAAGAAAAGTTATATGAATTGTGAAATTACATTGTTTAAACTAAATAACTTTAAAATACAAGATAAAAAAATAAAAGAACATATAACTGAAATTATATCTAGTATTATTGAAAGTGTATTTGATGAATCGGAATACTTTGAATTCCATAAAACTAAAAAATAATAAAACCCCGAATTAAGTTCGGGGTTTTTTGTTTTATATGATATATTTATTAATAAAAGTAATATGTCAGACATTAAAATATTAAAAGCTGGTGAGACTGGTTTTGGATTCATGGTTGAATCTGATGCTGGGTATATTTCACCTAGTGATATTAGAAATAAACCTTTTATAACTGAAATGAAAAGTTTAAATTCTGACTCACACCCTACTATCAATGAACCACTAATTGTTTATGTTGTCTTACAGAAACATAGCGTTAAAAATAGAAATGGTAGGATATATCCAGAATCAATCCTTAAAAGAGAAAACGATAGATATCAAGAACTAATTAGAGAAAGAAGAGCAATAGGTGAATTAGACCACCCAGAGTCTTCAATCATAGCTGGTGATAGAGTATCACACAATATTATTGAAACATGGTGGGAAGGTAAAACTTTAATGGGTAAAATGGAAATCTTAATGACACCAGGTTATGTTAATCTTGGTATTGTATCAACTAAGGGTGATGAAGTTGCAAATCTTTTAAGAAATAATATTATGATTGGTGTATCATCTAGAGGTGTTGGTTCACTAAGAGAAGTTAATGGTGACCATATTGTTCAGGAAGATTTTGAAATAATTTGTTGGGATATCGTAACTGCACCTAGCACACCTGGTTCTTGGATGTTTAGAGATAGGTCCGAAGCTAAACCATTTGTTGAATCAGTTAAAATGGAAAAAAATTTACTAATAGATAATTTAAATAAATTTTTATTAGATTAAATAATAAATAATTTTTTCAAAAATTAACTTTTTGATAAAATAAACATATTTATAAAGAAGTGAGGGGTATTCCCTTTAATAATATTTAAAAAAACATTTAAAAATGGCAGAAAAAAATAAATCTATTATTGAAAGCGCTATGTTGGATGCGAAAAGAATCCAAGAGGCACTTAACGCCAACACAAAAGAAATACTTCGAAGTGTAGCTATCGAAGAAATTGATGGACTAGTGAAAGAATCTTTGGAAGAAGGTTATTATGAAGAAGAT